AATATTATTTGCAGTTATTAAACTCAGATAGTTAGAATCTGTGTAAATAACCTCATTAGAAAATATAAATGAATTAAATGCGTCTTTTAAAAATTTCATTAAACTATATTTCATTAGGCCATATGGTAATCTTATTCTCGCAGTAATTAATTCACTTGAGTTATCAGTATAACCTGCAATACCCAGCTCAAAGTGATATAATCCAGTTTGAAGAGTAAAATTTATATTGGGTATCTCTATCTCTGTTGTACTATAATTAAAATAAGGTGAAGTAAGGTATTTTACTTGATTATATCCCCCAAGATTTTCCCAGCTCGGCAATCCGTTCACAAGTGTTAATGCTTGTCCATCAGTCCCTTTCGCAAGCCGCTGCCAGGATGAAGAACCGCGATACAGCATATCGCCAGGCGAAGCCCCTGTAAGTAAATCTATAAATTTACTCTTAATCAATCCCATATTACAACCCCTTTAGCTTAATCTATTATAAGTAACTCTTAATACATCACCAGCTTCAAGTATCCCGTCTAATCCTAAACCACTCCAGCTTAATTCTTTTGTAGCAGTATTCACAGCAAAATCAACTCCATTATCTTGAGTACAACCTCCGACAATATCTAATCTTACATAATTAGCATTAACTGGAGTGTAAGTCAAAGTTACTTTTTTATTTGTAATGTCTGTAGATGTTAAAGTAAATTCTTCAACTACATCAATTTCTTGCTGAGTAATTCCACCAACTTCAATCCATGATGATGTATCGCCATCATAAGTATATGCTTTATCGTTTGATTTTCTAATCAAAGTCCAGTTATCGAGCGGGGTTGTATATATCCATGAACTGCCATTGTATTCTGCAATTTTATTTACATTTATACCATCAGTAACAATATACCTATCACCCATTTGTGGTGTTAAACCATCAATTTGTGTTTGAGTCTTAAAATCAATGACTGGTTGCTTCCATTTCAAACCCGCTACGGCATTATCTACATATGATATAGATGCTTTTTGTGAAAGTTCATTCGAAATTTTTGAAGAGCTCCATAAGTTGTCTGTTGCTGTTATAGTATCATTTACTTTTACCTCAAGCCCATCAACTGTTTTTTGTAACACACCGCCAGCTTTAATCTTTACTTCAAGTTCTTTAGAAGTATTACTCTTAAGTGTATCTGTATTCTTTTTAATAAATCTTGCATCAATTATTGCCATTGTATTTCCTCCTTATTTTTTAATAATAAACTTTTAATTTATCATTTAATTGCAATTTTGTTTCTAAATCATATCCTTGCCATGTAATTTTATTACCCTCAATAATATCATAATCGATTTGATATTCTAAAGCAATACCTGCATTTTCAACAAATATTAAAACATTCTTTTTATCAGTAACATTCGATAAATTACTTATTATTATATATTTATTATCAATATCTACTTGCGAAATATGATGAATGTAACAATTCCCGAATCCTTGATATATATTCACATCTGTTGCAATTTCAATTTCTATAATTTCATTTTGATTAGACAAATCTATAATTGTATTATCTATTTCAGCCATTGTAACCCCGCTGTTTAACAATTAATGCCCCATCCCACCAGACTCTTTGTTTGTTACCAGTAAAGATTAATATTACTTCGAAGCAGTTATATTCGCCAATCTGAATATTTGTTTTTGTTGCATCCAGAATCCATTTCATCCATCCTGTACCTATTTGAATACTTCCCTCAGTGAGAGACAATTTTAAATCTTCAGTATTACTTTTTTTATCCTTTTTTGCAATAACTATAATATCTTCAACATCCGTCCAGTCGTAGTCTATTCCATTCTTTTTAACTAAAAACATTTTTTCATAATGATTGCCGCGATAGAATGATACCTTCGCTCTTATGACATTGTCGAAATCTAAAATGTTCATGATTTATTCCTTTTTATACATTTTTAGTTTTTCATCATAAAGCTGAATTGCAATATTTAATTGTGATAATTTATTATATGCATCTTTTAATTGTTCTTGCGCTTCATAAATGTCGCTCTGTTTCTGCACGATAAATTCAATTAATTTTTGTTTTTGCTTAATTAAATTTTCATATTGTGTTGAATCTGCTTTATATTGATTATTTTGTGCATGTATTGTTGTGACAAACATTATTAATAATACTAATATTAATTTTTTCATATTTTACCTCTTAATTTAATTGTAACCATGTTGAGCCATTCCATATATAAACTTTATTATTTGTATCAATGTAGAAATCCCCAGCTTTGCGATTTGTTGTAGATGGAGATGATGTAACACCATAAAACTTAGGTACATTAAAACCTGTTATATTAATTGCAGAATCATAAATTATCGTGCTATAAGAAGATGTATTACATGAAATTTGTGGATTACCTGTTGCACTAGCCACAACTGTTTGATTTGATGCACCAGTAAGCTGCATTGCAGCGCTTGATAATAATGTTGAGTATCCATTTGTGTAATTTCTTTGAAACAGCCAATCGTCTACTAATGTTTGATATGTTCCTGTTCCACTTTGATTAAAATATGTAGAAGTACTAAATCTGCTTGATACAATATCCCCTGCAACTGTTAGTTTATCCGCATTGACATTATTCCAGTCTAGATACGATGATGAAGAACCAATAAACATCTTAGGTGAAGATGGGTTCCATACAGCAAATCCTGTTGTTATTGTTTTAGTACCCGTGCTTAATTCTATTCCAGTTGAACCTGATATATTATAAAGCCGCTGATAATCAAAATTCCAACCTGCAATTTTCTTTTCGTAATTATCAATTCTAAATAAAAAGCGATTATTTCCATCGACAGCGCTTATGCCATAATATCCTGTCCAATTTTGTCCATCATGAGTTTGACCAACCATAACATATTTTGTATTTGGTCCTATACCCAACGGTCTTACATAAATTGATTTTTGAGTAGCATTAATAATAACTTTTTGTGCATCATCTGCCAACCAATCTTTTGTTAAGTTCCATGAGCTTATTTTTGCTACATAATTATTTTGCACAGGTTCATAGCCAATATTAAACAAAAATGCATTTTGATTATTATCCCAAATACTAAATCCGTATCTTGCATAACCTGCATCATTATAGCTGCCCGCTTGCACCAATATTTTTGCTGAACCATCTGTACTTTTGCCAGTAACAACAAGACCGGTTGCATAATTTGTCATTGTTCCATAGAGTACTACTGTCCCATTTGTAGCATTAAAAGTAATATTACCGTTGTCAAGTTCAATTTTAGTCCCGCTTGTGCTGCTGTAATTATTACTTAGTATTACACCTGTCCTGATTTTACTGCCTGATATTGTAGTAGTGCCGTTGTTTATATCATTAGCAGCTCCGCCGATTGTAATTTTCTGACTTGGGTCATAACCATTTGAAAATTGTACTGTCCCGTCAATAAGAATTTTTGAACCACTAATTCTTAATCCCTCAGTACTTGCATTTATAGAAGCGATTACATTAGTTGTTTGGACCGGGGTAAAATTCAAATGTGATAATGTAATTGTGCCAGTAGTAATTTTACTGCCTGATATTGTTGTAGTTCCATTATTAATCGCTTGAGCAAGTGTTTGACCATTACTAAATGTAGTAGTACCTGTTATGTTTAGTTTACTCGAACTGATTGATATTGATTCTTGAGATAAATTAATCTGTGATATAACACTATCTTTTCTTACTCTTAAATTCAAATTGTCAGCTGTCTGAGTAATCTGAGATTGCAATACATTATCTGCATTCGTTCTATTAGTTACTTCTGTTGTAATTGCATTAGCATTTATTGTTATATTAGCTTCTGCGGTTGATAATCTATCATTCAAACTGTCTGCATAAGTCTTATTTGCTTTTAATGTTATTGCATTTGCATTTTGTTGAATTTGTGTTGTATGAGTAGCTACATCGTTACTTAAATTATTAAAATCAGTTAAAGATACTTTTGTATTTAATGCATCTTCAATTGTTTGTGATAATGTTGTAAGATAAAATCTGCCTTTCAAATAGACATTCTGAGCATAAAGTCCATACCCACTTAACGCACCAAAGTTTGCATCAGTTATACCTAAAAGATTGCCATATCGTGCTTTTGTTTTCGTTGACGAACTCCATACACTCCAGCTGTTTACCCCATTAATAATATCTATATAAGGTGCATAAGCATCAGTAGTAACGGTATAAACTAATCCTTGTCTTGCTGTGTTAGTTGTGTTGCCTATGCGAACGAATGTATCACCTTTCTGTGCAGTGCCATAGTTATAAGATACAGTAACAGTTCTGCCACTGACAGAAGTAACAGTTGCTTGCACTTGTCTAATAGTAGTTCCTGCATTATCCCAACTTTGGGCTATAATTAAATCATTAACTGCAAAAGGACAAACATTATGATTTGATGGGTCTTCAAATATTATTTGATTACCACTCACACTTTCTACTTTTGCTGCATCACTTGTAATAACATTACCATTTGTTGCTCTTATCTGATTGAGTAATAATTCGTAAACTGACATTGTGCCACGAACTGTCAAATTATCAATTTCTAAATAACTCTTACCTGATTGAGCAATACCATAATCAAGTCTCCAGCCACTACCAGCCCAGCCAGAAATAAAATTATTATAAAGTGATTTATTGCCAAATTGTTGAATATCACCATAAAAATTATTTGTTCCAATACCTTGTTGATTAACAATCCCACTTAAATTAAGATTAACAAATTGTGGAGATGCAGTAGTTTGAATATCCTGAGGTGTATTTATTGTTATTGTGCTGCCTAATGTAAATGGACTTGTTATAATCATTCCGTTGTTACTTGTTGCAGTAATATTTTGAGCTGTAAGTTGATCTGATAAAATTGAAAATTGACTTGAATTATAATTCAAATTGATTGTTGTAGAACCACCAAGATTTAAATTGCCACCACCACTAAGTCCATCTCCAGCATTTATTGTAAAATTATTTGCTGTAAGTTGATTATATGATACAGAAAAATGAGTTGTATTATATGATAATGATAATGTTCTATCAGAACTTAAGTTAGCTGATGATAAACCATCAATCCTTAGTGGAGCAGTAGTTGATAATATTCTCGAAGTTCTTACTATAGTATTAGTATCTGGACTCCATGCCCATTTCCATTGCCAGCCATTATTATAATACAAAAATCGATTATTAGTAGGTGCATCGATGAATCCTGTTGAATCTTGGGATATTTGATATAAGATATTGTTCGCAACTCCACCAATTATATTAAAAGCTCTTCTTACACTATCAGTTTTAGATAAAACAAAATTATAATCAAGTAGTTTTGATTCTATTCCATTGATATTAATTCGAACAAAATTACTATCATCATCTGAATACAATATGATATATCTATCATTTCCTATGCGCCATTTCGGTGCAGATGTCCCATCTGCATCGATATAATTTTGTGCAGTAATTATTTGTATAAAAAATAATAGATACATGATTAATAATTTTTTCATGCTCGCACCATCTTTTTAATTATCAATGTTCCTTGACCTGTTGTTGGAGTTTTACTCCCAGGAGTCCATTCAAGGTAAATTGTATCTTGAGTATTATATTTTTTTACTTTTCTTATTGATTGTGGATTAATTACTTGTCTAAATTTGCCGATTATTCTGTCAATAGTAACAAGTGTTTCATTCCCATCGAATATTCTAAAATTGCTTATTTCATTTTGTCCAAATGGGACATCAACTTGAATAATAAATTCATCAAGCCATTCGTCTGCATTCATCTCTGCAATTGCAATAGCACCTTGCCCAATCTGTTCATAATTTAATGACACTTGACCAGGTATAACTTTCATGTTTATATAAGCAATTGGCACTGTAATTACTTCAGCTTTACTTGTACTATCAATTTCTTTCGATGTTATCTGTAACCTTATTGCTTCAATTTTTGTTGTCTCTTCATCCCAGTTTTTTTCTTGCCCAATTTTAACAAAATTATAACCATTGTATTCAAACCCTTTCATAAAATCATAATTAAGCCCATCTACTTTGAATTCATAAATTGGCATACGATATAATATACCACGCAATGTATAATAATATTCGGCTAGATAATGAGCTAATCCAAGATAACCAGGTTCTGGAGGGTTCCATAGCAATGTTTGAAAATTCATTAATTGATTTTTTACACCATAAATAGAATAGTATGCATTTGAAACTCCTTGTATTGCTGCACGCAAATTAGATGCTACATCCCATGGACCACTTAAAGCTTGATTCAGATAGTCTGCTACAGTAATAATTGTTTTTTCAAGTCCATTTTTACCTCTTACTTTTTCAAATAATACATGTGGGGCAAAATTATTAGGAGAAAATTTTGATAATACATATCTATTTAATTGCCCTGTATCTTGTTTATAAAAGTCACTATTTATTTTTACAAAATCATACTTAGTGAATTTGTAACTTTTTTTAGGTTTATCATCAATTAAAGTCCCAAGTATTTCTGTTTGTGAATTATCCCAATATAATACTTGTTTGAAAAAAGCTTTCTCTTGCGATACCATTCCTGCCATTGAACCAAATTCAAATGCAAGTAATTTCAACAAATTCCCAATATTATCAATATTGCCTATTTGATAAGCAAACACAGAACCAATCCAATTATGGTCAAGAATTAAGTCCTCAAATTTTAAATCGTTTTTTGTGTAGTTAACTCCATATTCCCAATATGAATTTCCATAAAACAACCAATTATGATAAAAACTTACTGTTATCGAAGGATTAACTATTTGAAATATTTTTTCAATCAGTGTTTTTAATGGTACCCATTCCCATCTAATTGAATTACCAATTTTAGAATAATTCAATTGTAAGGGATTATTAGGTTGTGCAATTAATGAATTGTTTGGGTCCCAATTATCTTTTTCATATCCTTCAGGATAAAGGTAAGTTTCATTCAATATATTAGTCTTAGGCATTACAGTAATATAATGTGTTTTTTGCATTACATCATATTCTAATAAATCCGGTATAGCATACCCACTAAATTCAATTTTATAATCTTGCTCCCCAAAGTATTTTATTTCGACTTTTACATAAAATTCTTTTTCTACATAATTAGCTATTGAGCCATCGTATAATAAATTTTCCAGCTCTCCATTCTCATCATAGATTGTAAATTCTTGTTCTGCAGGGACTAAAAAAAAATCATCATAATCATAATTTAATTTTGTAACGCCTCTTTTTAATATTTTCAATCCTCGCTCTTCAGCATGATAAGTTACATTATTTCCATCTTCATTAATTTGAAATTGTAGAGTAAGCAAGAATCTATCACCTGTCCCCAATAAGTGTCCTACCGAAATTGTTTCGCCAAATATGTAACTTATAGTATACATTAATAATATTTTTGTTTAATCATCATTCTTTTATTGAAATTATAGTCTAAATCTCTACCTCGTGCAACAGCAGTACCGGAAATATCGATTCGAATCGGCTCTATTCTTATTGTTTGAATTTTTGGTATATAATAATGATGTGAATTCAATTTTGAAAAAGGGATAACCATTTCTGGTTCCCCACCTTCCCCTAGCACATAACCATGTCCTGATTTAGCTCCTATCCCATATACTGGTTCATTAATTACTCCACCACTTGCCATAAAATCAACAGGAAGTCCTAATTCTGAAGCAAGTGCATTGAGCCCAACTTTTACCATTAATTGAATTGCAGTGTCTAATAAAGATGCTCCTAAATCTTTTATTATATCTCTGAATTTTTGTCCGTAAATAATAGCTCTGCTCAATGCATTTGCTATTATACTTCCTGTTCTTTGCCAAACATAGCCAAGTTGTTGAGAATAATTTATAAAATTTTGCATTTCTTCTACTTGCTCATGTTGACTTAGATATTCTTTCATTATATCACGAGGTGATTTTAATTTGCTTTCTCTAGAGTTCCTTTCTTCTTCCTCTTTTAATGTTTCTATTTTACTTGTATCCAAACTGATATATCTTAAATTTATTTTTTTGGGATCTAATATAATATTTTCTAAAACTGGTAAATTTTCAAATTGTTTTTCTGTTTCATAATATTGTTTTTCTAATTCCAGTCTAATTATTTTATCAAATACTTTACCCATATCTTGTATTGTTGTATATCGTTCTTTTTCTACTTTAAGTGCATCATTTGCCTTTTCAATTAATTTATCATAATACTGTATTACTTTGTCAAATGCATGTATATGTTCTTCATCTAATTCTTTTCTCTTTGCCATCCAAATATTTCTTTGTGCTTCTAATTCTTTAATATAACCATGTTTAGCTATAGTTTCATCTAATGCTTTGTTTTGATTTAATAAACTTTCATACCTGTTCCTTTCCTCTTTTGACATTTCACCTGGACTCCATATACCGAGCAAATCTGCGAATTTAAAAACGGGATGCGTTTTTACAAGCGCCGACTTTATCCCATATTTTTCTGATAATTCTCTTGTCATTTTCAATAATTCTTTTTCTACTTCAGACTTCAGATTTTTTAATTGAGTCAATGTTAGATTTTCATATTCGTTCTTTAAATTGTTTACTTCTTCTTTCTGCCTTTTCAAAGAACTTGTTGTATTATCACTTTCTCTTGCAAGCATCTGCATTACAAACATTACACCATTTATACCTAATATCAGCATATTCATAGGATTGATTGAGCTTGATATTGCTTGTATAAATGAAATACCAAGTTGTTTAGCTTGATTTCTTGCATTTGCTGCTGTTTGTGCAATCATTGAAATATTGTTCGATATACTCATTAAGCCCATACGTGTGTTAACAAACATCATATCTAAGTCTGAGAGTAAGAATCCTGTCTGTGCAAATAGCTGATTGATTGAACCTATATTTTGTATATCTTGTTTATCTACAAGAGCATGTAATTTCTTCGTAGATTTTGTTTGCTCAATAATATTGCGATATAATACACCAACATTAGATAATGTCGCAATAGCTTCTTTTCCCTCAATTATTAATTTAATTTGTATATCTCTTTCCATTATCTGTCAACTTGTTTTAATGTGTTATATATATCAATGAGTGAATTTAAATTTTCAGTTTGTTTTAATACATAATATTTTAATGCTGTTTCTAAAGAAGAATATGAATTTATATTATAATCATTCAATACATACATTAAATCTTCTATCATGGTTAATTCAATCTTACTTATGTAATGTTTCATTCTATGTGGATATAATTTATTTACTAATTGTTCAATACTTGAACTAACGATTTTAATTTTTCTTCGAATTTCATTAAACTCTGCTTCATATCGACAGATAATTGAAGATATATTAAGAAAAAATCCCTGAATATCTCCACTGCTTCTTTTTGTTCCATGTCTTCAAAGAAATTGTTCTCTACTTCTAAACCATCGACTGGTATTAAAATATCATGTAAAAATTCGTTTAATTCTTTTGATGTAATGTTTGAAGTAATAATTGCTTGTTCAAATACAAATTTTTTAAGAAATGAATCTATGCGATTTGTAATATCAATATCTTTGACATAGAATTTTGTTCTTAATCTGAATTCTCTTCCTTTATGGATATATACTTTTTCTTCCATTCCGCGTTCCTTTTTATGAAAAAACACTTTTAATAATTAATTGTAATAATGTTCCAATTATTCCACCGAATACACCCGATGCTAATGCTATACCAAGTATCTTTGATTTAAAATCTTCTAACAATCTAAGTCTGTCTTCATGGTCAGCAATATTAATATTATGTCGTTCTAAATCATTATTATTTTTTTCGATAAATGCTTCAAGCTTAGTTTTAATAACTGCTATGTCAGTTATTAATTGATTAAGTTTATCTTCATTCATTTTCTCATTGATAATTTATCTTTAAAAATTTTAGAACTATTTTGTGCAACATCTGCTCCACCAAATAACCAAAAGCATATAGATGCAATTTGATGTATGAGAGTATGCTCTTTTGTAATTTGCATTATTGCACTTGAAAGAATGGCTATCCTGCGTTTTTTGCCTGATAGCCATTCCCAGGTACTGGAAGAGGCGCGGACAATTTTGTCAATTATAACCACAATAGACTCCTTAATTCTTAAATATTTCACCTATATGAAATGCCGCTTTAATTATATGCCCAATTTTTACGGTAATATTTTCTGGCAGCATATTAAATTCTTCCGCAACAGTTTTAATTAATTCATTAGCTTCATTTTCATCAATTCTCAATATTTCTTGCGCAATTAAATCTTTAGTTTTAATTACTTCATAGATTGCTTTTATTGGTTCCCATATAACTTCAACAGGATGTGAGATAAAATCTGAAATTGTAACTTTACCATCTGCCATTACAATTGCTCGAGCTTCTTCTATTTCTTTGATTGCTTTGATGATTTTTTTGACTTCATCAATTCCAAGCTCGACATTTGGTTTGTTGCTTGCAGTTACTAATATTAATTTCTGCTCCATTGCTTTTGCCTTTATATTAGTTTGTAATTGTTCAAAACCTTTTAATTTTATATCATTTATTATAATTTCTGTTTTGCGTTTAATCATATTTATATCACACTTTGAGGGTTATAAACATATTTCTATTATTTCTTTTTGTTGTATAACTTATGTGTACCCAGTCAACTTCATGTGACATTTCGTGTATACACTGATCTACTACTAATTTCCCATCCTCAACCATTTTTTTTATTTCGTCAAAAAGCTCTTTCACTGTTAAATCTTTAAGAGGTACAATATCGGCTGCCTCACCACGTAAATGTTGTGAGTTTGTTTTACCACCTACAATTTTATTTAATTTTTCAGAGCGATAACCAGAATTAATTTTGATTGGAACTTTTATATGATCTCTTATAGGTTGAAGAACATTTTGCGCTAAATTTTTAAGATTTACTATAATTTCTTCTGTAGGATTATTATCTATGCCTAATCTTTTTGCAGTCTCACTTTTTATCAGTTCATCTAGTGTAAAATTATTTGAAAGTTTATTATCCATTTCACTTCCAAATTAAGCTACTATTTGTAATGTACCCCCTGATATTCCACCATCTGCTGCGGAACCACCGTTATCAATTCCTGTTAATAATGTCATTTTACTAGTATTAAAAGCTCCTTTATATATTATATCCATCTGGGTTTTCTCGCCAGATACATTGATGTTACAATCTTGCACTAAAACACCTTCTGCAAAGCTAAATGCATCATAAGTAGTTTCTGAATTTCCTTCTTTAATTAATATAGAGGGTGAAGTCCCTTTATTTCTTTGTGTTATATAATCAGCAAGTGTTATATCTTCAATCTGAAGTGTTATTGTAGCAGTTAATTTATCATAAAGTGAAATATTATTTATAGTTTTAGCTTTGCGTTTAGGTTCAATTGTAATTGTTCTTTCTATGAAAGAACCATTTATTGATGTACCAATTGGCGATTCCGTAGCTTTTGGATAAGCTAATCTTTGTTTTGTAAAATCCTTACCCGAAGCAGGATTAAATCCTAAATTTACTGCTGTATTAGATATTGCTGAATTTAATATTTCAGTCCACACATTACGAGGGAATGCCCCTTCTATATCTACTGTAATTAATCTTGAATCTTTACTATATGTTAATTTAGGTTCTATTCCTAATGGATTACTTGCTGCTAAGAATTTAAATACTTTGCCTTCGCCAGATATTATCTGTATATCACAGTTACCTCCACGATAACTAATCAATTTATCAAACATATAAAGATTACCTTGTACTGTTGCTGCTGATAACATCAAATTTTCATAATTAGGAAGTTCGTAATCCAGATAATCAATTCGTATTCCTCTATGACGTGATGTTTGTAAATTTTCATTTTGTGTAATACCTAATACAATAACGCCTACTGGTGTAGTATTTAAAGTTCCAGCTTGCATTATTGCAATTTGTGCAAAACCTGATTGTGCTTCCATATTAACCTCTTATATTCTTGTTTCTATTTCTTTATTAATTAATATTGCACTGCATTTAAGTGAACCTATCATCAATTCCTGTGGCTCAAAACTATCTCCTTTTTGTACTACACGTATTTCAGAACTATTAATTAAATTAAAAGCTCTAATAAATTTTTCTGCAAGCTCTATAGCTTCTTTTTTATAAATCTCATGTTTTTTATTTTGTGCTGAAACTATACAATAAAAATCGAGCGAATGATAATAACCAATTATTTCACCTTTACTTGCTGTTTTTAATCGACTTTTGCCATAATCGATTAAGATGCAAGGGACCAATTCTTCAATTTTTTCATAAGGGTCGGAGATTATATTAATTCTGTACAGTTCTGAATTTATTTTTAATTGTTGCTTAATAAGTTCAATTAATTCAATTCCATTCATGTGATTTTAAAATTATTAATCATCTCATTTATTTTTGGTTCTGCTTGCTTCAATGCTAAATCAAAAAATTTTAACCCTTGCGTACCATTTCGATAAATCTTCCAAGCGATTGCATAAGCAATATTATTTATTATCCAATAATCATTCATTGATTTATAGTTTAGAATTTTCTTACGAGAATTACGATAAGCTAAACCTTTTAATTTTACCCAATCACGTAAAGCATAGACGGGAGGGAAATGTGGCTTTGTTCCTTCATGCACATAAAATGCATATCCTGTTCCACTAAATATCTGAACTAATATTCCAGTTTGTATTCTCATTACTTCACCATCTATGCTTTTTAATAAGTTGCTCGTTACAACTTTTTTTTCTGATTCAAGTATTTCTTTAACTTGTCTAATTAGAAGTTGTTTAATTTTTTCACCAAATCTTTCCAGATTATTCATTATTTCTTCTTTTATATCATTAAATAATTTTTCATTATTCATATTGCACTCATATCTAAATTCCCTAAATTAATTTGGTATTGTATGTCTTCATCATTAACCAATTGAGGTAAATATGGTTCAAGTAATTTCATAGCTATATTTCTGAAATGTTCACTCAAATCTTTTATCTCTTCACGTGATAATAATTCACTTCTGCTTACATCAAATCCTTTAGAACGGATAATTCCTGAACCTTGAGTTTCAATATTCAATGCATGAACTGCATAACTTAATGTAAGATTATATGCTGCTTTTTGAATCTCTTCGTATATTAATTTCTCATTATCATTCGTAGAATTTTCATATCCGCTATAAGTATTATAATTATTCCCGAGTAATCTTTTAAGCTCAATTTCTGCCGTAATAACATGAGGATAAATCTGCTCTGAATTTATTTGAGTGCCAAGATTACCTTCGTTAATTATTTCATCGATAGATTTAATAAATCCATTCATTTCGTCTTTCGTCTTATTTTGGAGTTACTTTTACACTAAAACTTATAGCAGAATGGAAATTCTACTTGCGCAAAATTCACAATGTTAATTATTAACAATGTTAATATTAACAGTACAATTTTTTTTCATATTATTTCTCCTCTTCTTTCTGTTTCTTTTCGGTTTTTTCAGGAACCTTAGCTTCTATATAATCTTCAAAAAAGCTTTTATCAGTATTCGGGATACTATCCCATTGCTCTTTATTAAGTTCATAAATTTGACCTTTTTCAAAGTAATATCCTTTTGGACTTAAGTATTTATTTGCTTTAGATAATACCTTTTTCATAATTGATTTCTCCTTTAAATACGGGCGGTAATCCGCCCTATTATTTGCAATAAGCAATTTTTTCGGTTAAAATATAATTGAAGTCAACTTTAGCAGTTATTGTAATTTCAACCCGTCTTGCACGAGGCTTAAATTCTCTGTAATAACTGATTTCTCTACCAAAGCCAATCGCTAGATTTGAAAGAGGAGTTAATATGACTGTTCCATAAGGCAATTTAGGAATTCTAATCAATGGAATACCTTCATAAGTAGCATTAGGCTTTTCAACAAGATAATTATCACCCAATGCTGTAACACGATCTGAAAGTTGTCTTCTATATTCACTGTCTACTCTTCTACTTACAAGAAATACAAGATCTTTCTCATCTTGATATTTATCAGGTAAAACATCAAGAACAGAAGGAAATACTGTATCTTTCCAATCTGTATTGCTTGCACGAGAGTAATATTGTTTATTTGGGTCTGAATCAAGTAATTTAATTATTCCATCATTCATGCTTAAGAAGTCATAATCTGGATCGGCAGGATTAGTTGCTGTATCGCAGTTAAATAAAGCATCTACTAAGTCATTACCAACTTGTTTAGCTGCCATTTGTGTTATTGTGTTTTCAACAGCTTCTTTCTCAATATTTTCTTCAAGCCATCTCAGAGATATGTTAATTGGTAACATAATCTCTTCGGGAGTTAAAGTTCTCTTACCAGTAAGAATGCCACGAATTTTATCATCGCTCGGTTCTTCATTCTCAATTGGTTTATGCAATAATCTGCTACCAAGACCAATATTGTCTAGGTCCCTTGCACGACCGATATTTTTTTCAACACGTATTGTTTTTAAGAAATTTGATTGGTCAATTACAGTATCAATAAATGCATTAGATTGTTCTGTGTTGAGTAATCCCTGAGTATTAGCAGTTGTTATACCTGCTTTTTCAAGTAATGTTAAGAGTTCTTGTTCATTCATTTCTATGTCCCCATTTAGTTAATAAACTTTAAGATAACCAGCTTATATGAGCTGATTGCTTTTCTTTCCTGACAGGTGCTTCTTTTTGTTGTTGACTGCCCGTAGTCGATTTTTCTACTTTTTCAAGTCTCTCATTAAGTTCTTTATTAATTTGTTCAAGAGACTCTATTTTTTCTTTTGAAGCCTTTTCTAAAGCATCAATTTTATCATTAATTGATTTTAAGGCTTCATCAATTGTTTTTTTGAATTCGTCAGCTGTCATTTCAACCTCATTTTTATTAATGGATATTGATTTACTTATATCAATATTTTCAATTGCAGAGATAAATTGCTTTGCATTTTCAATTAATGCTGCCTTTTTGTCTACGATATTACTATCATACAAAACATTCCAATTTGCACTTGATAATGCAGCTAAATGCGTTTCGAATATTCTTTGCTTTACTTGATTATTAAGTTCATCATTAAAATCTTTATTCAATCCAACTATATTTTTCAAAAGTTCAACTAAATCATTAAATGCTGATTTAAATATTTTACTCATATCTGCTTTCTCCAATTTTTTATCTATTTGTTCAATTAATTTCCCTGCAGCATTAAATATTTCTTCAGCACCCTGTTGACTTGCTCGTTGTCTTATTGCTATCAAACCTGCTCTATCTACATTTTCAAAATCAGATGTATAGATATAACCGTATGCACCTTTATTATCTTTATCTTTATCGGGGTCAATACCCAAATGCCATTTAGCAAAATCTTCAATACCGTTATCTTCGATATAACTATTTTCTATTGATACAGATGGTGGTGACCATTTATTTGAATCAATAATATTTCCTCGTTTAATTAAATTAGAAGCATGTTTAACTGCACTATTATTTAATTGTGTGACTGATTTTTCAATTATTTCAACCTTAGCTAATCCTGCTAAACTTACACCACTTATTTCACCTTTTTTTATCTGTTGCCATGTATCTTCATTTTCTACTTTAATACCGACAGCCCATGAACCAATTGGATCATCAGGGAAAAGAGAATCGTTTTCTTTAGTTATCCAACTTTCTGCAACAAATCCTTCATCAGCTTTATAATCATGCCCCTTATCGACATTTTTAGTAATACCTTTTCTCATAAAATTGTATGCTGCTCGTTCAATTGTTTGTGCATCTGCAACATCACCATGAGCATCAACTTCACCAGGACTATAAACAATAGCATATACTAATTTTTTATCATCATCTACTTTTTTAATTTCTACTACTTTATCAAAAAGTGGATTGTCATGATAATTATCAGATTTATAAATGATTTTTTTGCGGTTTGCACCTTTATGAACGAGCGATATAAATTCTACATCAATTTCTTTTAATATTCTTTTAGGTTTCATTTTATCAATTATTTTTTTTGATATAAAAGTAAATTAAGGATAAATTAAAGTCATTACACTTTTAAGTGTAATGAACAAGTGCGTTTTTAAGCTAAAATCAAAAGAAATGATGAAATTTATTACACTTTGAGATGTAATTGAGATTGGTCAATTTAGTATAATTTGTTATTAACCATTAATACCACTTCATAATCCCTTTGGCTTTCTTCAACTTCATATATTTCCCGCCATCTTCTTCAATTTTATTAAGCAATTCATTTATTTTTTCATCTGTATGATAAATCAATTTATTATTAATTATATCCCAGATTGCAATATCTTGCTGTTTAACAAACCAAGATTGCAATTCATCATGTATATGAATTAAATAAATATCACTTTGCGCACTTCGTATCATATCGTAAATATATTCATTATCTGCACTCGCATTAAGAGCAATTGTTTTTAATCTTGATATTTCAGCTTTACTTAATTGTTCATAATTATCGACTTTTGACTTGAGTATATTTTCAAATTGTTGATATGATTTTGCTTTAAGCAAATCTCGTTCTATTTCTTCTTGATAAGCTATAACAGTAGTAGTTCTACAATGGAAATGATATGGCGGTAATCCGATTTCATCTGGTAATTCTTCGGTGGCTTTTTGATAAACTAATCTCATAATTTCCTTTTGAGTTAACCACTTTGAATATTTTTTAGCTTCTTCAGGAGATTTAGAATTAAGAATTTTGTCTCTTTGTTGTTTAAGTTTAGAAACTGCTATCACTCGACCATTTAGTTCTCTACATATAAGCGAAGTCCTTGAATCAAGCACAGCTTGTATCTTTACATATTCAACGCCAGCACGTTCGTATGCATCGATATGAGCAAATTCTCTTGTCTGAGTAATTACATGATTAGCTAATCCTTCATAATAATTCAATATTGTTCCTTTATAACCTTCAGGTTTCCCAAATCTATCATTTAACATTTCTTTTAAATATTTACCTGCTGCTTCTCTACTCATACCATCTTTCAATATTCTATCAAAAAATTCATCTAAGTCCTTACCTAAACTATCAGCTATTTGTTCTTTATAGAATTTTCCAATCCAATAGGAATGGTTTTGTTCGAGCCAATTTAATGTTTCTTTTGAAACTCTATTGAAACCATATTCTATGTTAATATCTGATAGACCTAAACTATATGTTTCACGTCTTATTTCATTCATCTTCGCTTCTAGTAATGTTGCTACATTTGTACTTAACCTGCGTTCAAGTATTTCAAGTAATTCTGTTTTATCTTTATCTGTTATCAGTCCTTCTGTATTGATAAAATCTTGTATAGCTTCATCTATCGCAATCTGCTGATTCTCAAAAAAAGTTTCACTCATAATTTTTTTTAATTTATCAACTAATCGCTCGTACTTGTCAATTTTAAGCACTATACAAATTATTTCATTAATTACTTCTATTGCTCTCTGTTTCTTCATAACATACTCTTTTTAATTGTATCTCTTAATTGAATTAATGCTGCTAAGAATTCACCACCTTCAGCAGCTTTAATTATTTCTTCTTTACTTATATTATCAATAGGTTTATCATTACGAGGCGGATAACCTTGCTCTTCTCGGATCTCATCAGAAGTAAGAGGTTTGCGACCATATTCATCAACAATTGACATAATTTTATAATAATAATCTGCATCATCAGAAGCGTCAGATATATCGAATGTCTCAAATTGTATTTTCCATTTATTATTATCAGGGAATGCATTTTTAAGTATTATTTGATTCATAACAAATTCAAGCATCATTTGTCTGGGTTTTATTGTGATGTCTCGAAACATTCTCATTTGTTCTTTCATTTCTCCTGAACCACCAAGTTGTGAAGCTGTCATTATTCCGACTAATCTTGGTGGAACCCCATGTGCTGCAATTACTTCTTCTTTGTTATCCTGTCTTAATGCTCTGAAACTTGCTTCTTTAATTTCACTTGCTATCTTATCAATTTTTACACTTACTTCGTTTTGTGGTGCATCAGGAATTTGTAATAATAATGATTTCCCAACATTATCAAGTCCTTTAAAGTTATTGCTGAAAAAATTTCTTATATCTTTTTCAGTCTTATTACCAAAAGCAGCCCCTATTACTGTGATTACTGTTTCTATTAACATATTATT